AAATATTTTTTTATTCATTTTTTTATAAATGATCCTATTAAAACTTTTCTAAACTCTTCATATTTAAATTTTTCTAAATTATTTTCAATTACTGATTTTTTAATATTTGAGTATTTAGATTCATATGGATAGATCCAACCAGCAGATTCTGCAAAAGAATTATATCCTTCTGGCTGCTCATCATCATAATAATCATGAAGCATAATAACATCATCTTTTTTTAGATATTTACTAAACACGTTGAATTCATGCTCTTTATAGCCACCATCACAAAATAATAATGTTTTTCCAGAACTTTGTATAAAATCTTTAATTTCATTTTCTGAAGCAAAACAATCTTTTGTAATAAATTGAATATCTGATTCATATTTAACCCTATAACCATCTGTTATATCATAAGATATGACTTTTGCAGTTTCTTTTTTATTTTTAAAAAACCAATAAGTTAATCCACCCATATAATACCCTATTTCAATAATAGTATCAAAAGAGTTAATGACTGAACCTAATTCTTGTAATGCATTTATAGGTTGGCTTATATGTAAGCCATCCATGTAAGTTACTGATCCGTGTTGTACAATTTCGTTTCCCATGTTTTTATTTATTTAAATATTCCATACTCCAAGGTTGTCCTCCAGCAAAATGTCTTATTATTGTGTTTTCTTTAAAGCTTTTTACAATATTATATTGTTGTAGGAATTTGCTTATATCATCATCTTGTTCTTCTTCAAGAAGAGTAGTATTCCATTCTGGTCCTTTAATATCTACATGTTTATGAAGAGTTTGTATATCATAATATGTATGAGGGGTTATATTTGAATGCCATCCATAATTTTCTATTTCAAAAAAAGACTTATCACTATGTGATTGAATTCCGCATAAGCTATACCACGCAGCTTGTTCTCTGAAATTTTGCCAATGGTCATAATATTTGCATGTATTGTAAAAAGAATCATCCAATATTCTATTAATTAAATCTATGCTCCATTCATTTATTTTTATACTAAAATTACCCATGCAATGAGTATTTCCATTATCTATGGAATAAGAAAAACTTTTACTTGTTAGATATGCATAATCATTTTTTACAATAGCCATATCAGCATCAAAATGAGTAACAATATCTCCCATTTTAAATATTCCACTATTTATAAAATTCCTTATGATAGAAAATTTCCACCATGTTGGGTTGGCTCTTATTAATTCTAATGGATAATCATTTTTAATTTCAATATAATTAAAATCATGTTTTTTAGCATATTCTTTATTTTGTGGGGAAATAAAATTGTCAAAAAGATTTTGCTTATCACATTTATATCTAGCTATTACTAATAAGTGTTTGTTCATTTAATATTTTTAATGTTGTTAAAAACGACCCCTCTATCGAGCAGTTTCTATTGTACCAATCTATGCACTGTTTAGACATTTCCTCCCACTGATCTCTTGAACAAGAGTTTATTTTTTCTTTAACTTCTCTTGGATTTTTTGCATAAAAATAATGCTTATTCTCAACAAGCGGTTCATAATAATCATTAAAAGTATCCCATGTGAAAATAGGAACAACTCCAAGAGCCATATATTCAATATCTCTTTGACATTTATTACCAAATCCCTCTAAAGAAAGTCCAAATTTACAATTCGATAAAGTATTCAAATACTCTTCGTTTGTGTATTTGTGAGGATTTGAAGAAAAATTAAAATTAAAATCATACTCATCTACAGCTAAATTCCAATCATATTTTGTCCTGTTAACATATTGAATATAGTTTTCTGCACATCCAACAAATATAGATTTTATTCCTCTTGATTCATAAGATTTTACATGATTATCCTCTATAAATGAATTTAATTTTTTAGGGAATCTAGGCCAATAAATCCAAGGTCTAGTATTATTTTGTTTGATTACTTCATTAGCAAATAATGCAAAATCAAAATAAGGTAAGTTAGAAACCCTGTCATGTTCATGAAGAAGTATTTTTTTATCACTATCAATCCATGAATAAGAATCTGTAGATTTTTCCACTTTGCAATATCCAAGTTCATTCCAGCAATCAACTAATTCCTGAAAACTATCTGACCATGATACATTTGCTTTAAATATTTTCATTACTTAATCTTTCTATTTCATAAAGAGTTATCAAGTCTTCTTGATTAGATCTTTGTTTTAAAATACTAATTAGTAAATTTTTAAATTGATTTTTATCAAAACCATGATTATCTTCTTTAAAAAAATGAAAGTGAAAATTAATTAATTTGTTTCCATATAATGTAACATTATTGCTTTCTAATTTTAAATATGAAAAGTTGCCTTCAAATTTTTCATTCATGAATTTCCACCAACCAACATTATAATTAATTGGCAAATTTGTGGTTTTAAATTTTTTGCAAGATAATTCTAAAGCTTTTTGTTCAAAATATATATTAAGTTTTTCATGTTGATCATATAGCCTTTTCCATTCAATTAAAAACTCAATATTCTTAATAATGACAAAGCCACAATTAAAGAAACCAACTTCATTTTCATTAGCAAAATTATTTGAATAATGGGGAGTTACTAATGCATCATTAGTATCTTTATATATAAACTCATCAATACTATTAATAAATATATGATCTGTATCGCACCATAAAACTATATCATTAGATGATTGTAGAATTTTTAAAGTATGTTCAAATTTGATTTTGATTATATTTTTAAAATTATTCAATAATTTATTATTATTTTCAACATGACTACCATCTTCCAATTCATCATATTTATAACATTTCAAATTATTAAAATTATTATTTAAGTAATCAAAGCAATAACTATCACAGGCTAAATCATATATATGATTAGTATGATATAAATCAAAAGTTTTTTTCATCAATAAAAAATCTTTTAAACAGCTTTGAGTTACAACAGCAGATATTTTCATTTATATTTATTTCTTATTTCAAAAACCTCCTCCACGGCTTTATTTATATTATTAGAAGACGAGGAGATTCCATTTGGATTTCTATAATATAGCCCAACAAGACTATCCAACGCTTTCAATTTACCTCCACCTTTTAAAATACGAAACCACATATCATAATCAGCAGCGGAGAAGTATTTAGTATCAAAATTTCCAAATCTTTCGTGAATACTCTTTCTCCAAACAGGTAGACAGTGAGGAGAATTATGCTCCATTTGATTTTCTAGAGTGCCATCTAAAGCTGGATGATAAATCTCAGAACAACAAAATTCAAATACTTCATTTGGAACTTCGCTGAATAATGTTGGCCCATAGCATAAATCATACTCTGGATTCTTTTCCATGAAAGAAACCTGATTTTCTAATGAGTCAAAAGCCCTACGATCATCAGTATTCCAATTTGTGAGGATATTTGAAGATGACAAATCTATTCCAAAATTCCACGCTTCATATACTGAGCATTTACCAAGTTTATGGTATTTGAAATTACGAAAAGACAAAAATGGCTCGATTATTTTAAAATCGCGATCATCATCATTGCAATCTAATAAAAGAATCTCAGACTGTGGAAAAATAGTCTGTCTCTTAACATCAATCAAAAATTCATATAAGAAATCTGAAGACTTATAGATGGAAGTAATTATTGATACTCTGTAATCCATGCTTAATGCATGATAATAAATCAGAGATCGTCTTCTTCAATAAAAACTTGAACCTCTGATAAATAAGTCCATTCACCTAGAATTTCTTCATGCTCTAAGAATTCAGAGTCATCCCAATCCCACTCTGTATCATCTTCATCACTTAAAAGAAAATCTTCTGAAGCCATAGACGAAACAGGTTTCTTGCTCCAAAACTTACAACTCCAATAACGAGCTTTCCATTTTGGGCCAACATTAGTATCGCACTGATGTCTTGCTCTAAAGTTCTTTCTGCGATTTGGATCATCTCTTTTGATCTCCATGTTAGGATCTCCAAACTTCACCATTACGACGTTGCCCTTGTCATTCTTGACATACACGCCAAACTTCTTGTTGGAACCGCTAGGCAGTCTGAATGGCTTGTTGAGAGTCTTCTTTTCAGCTTCTGAATACTCGATATCGAATAGATCAATATTAGCTTCATCATCTAAATCTACATTCGCTTTGATCAAATCAATTCTAGCCAAATCAAAATCAATAGAATCAAATTCCCAAAAACAATCTTCAGAATTCTGTTCGTAATATAATTCAGAACCAGAAGCAACATCTTGATCAGCGGCACGATAAGAATCTTTAACTTTACCTCCGCGCATCATTTTTAAGAACATATTAACTCTCGCCATAGCCCAGCTGCTTCTGCTTTGATTTGGGCGATGAGAAGATGAAAAAGCACCAAGACCTCTTCTGTAAACTTTTTTCAACTGAGACAATGAAACTTTCTTGTCATACTTTTCATTATGAGAAGTAACTTTTTCTTGAAGAGAGTTTGTAATTTTTTCGGCAAACTCAATTTTTCCACCGTCAGTTCCAGCAGATCCTTTTTTGTTTTTATCTGAACCTGTTTTTTGATCAGATTTCGGAGCAGGAGTTTGAGCGGAGCTTCTCGGCCCAGATCTTTTTGCTTCCGAGTTATCAAACAACTCTTTGATTCTTAAAGAAAAGTCAACTTCCATATATATAAAAGATATTACACTTTTTTTTTAATTTATGCCTCACAAGTTTTGCAAGACATGATCGATCTTGCGAGTTCTTGAGCGGGATTAGCACTTCGCTGATAATACATTCCCTTGATACCGCTTTCCCAAGCGAATATCATTAATTCATTAACATCTTTTGGCGATGAATTTGGAGGAATCATAACATTCAAACTCTGCCCTTGATCAATATACTTTTGTCTTTGCGCAGCTTGAATAACGATCTCTTTTTGAGAGATTTCTCCGAAAGTCTTGAATACTTCTTTTTCTTCTATTGTTAAGAAATCAAGATGCTGAACGCTTCCGCCGTGAACAAGAATAGATTTCCAAATTTCCTGATTGTCCATTTCTTTACAAGCAAGCAATTCTTTTAAGTGTGGATTTTTATAAGTGAATTTTCCTTTAGCTAAATCCTTCACGAAGTAATTACTGTTCAGTGGCTCAATTGATGGAGACACTTGCCCGAGAATAAACGAGCTTGAAGTGGTGGGAGCTACTGCCAATGTAGTAGAATTTCTACGAGCGTAGCCTTTCAACAATGGAGGCTCGCCAAAAATAGAAGCAAGATCTTGAGAAGCTTTGTCTGCGAGATTGCGAATGCTTTGCCAGATTGACATATTCAATAGCTTAGCTTCCATAGATTCGAAAGAAACCATTTTAGATTGAAGGTATGTATGCCATCCAAGAACACCAACACCAAGCGCACGCTGATTGATAGCAAACTTTCTTGGAGCTTCCATGAATGGCATAGACTCTGTCTTTTCGATAAACTCGCTCATCACTGCGTCCAAGAAGAAAACAAGAGTTTCGACAGCATCAGTTTTTACAATCTCGTCCCATTTTTCGAGATTTAGAGAAGAAAGATTACAAACAAAAGATTCATCTTCTGATGTCGAAAGCATGATTTCGTTGCATAGATTACTAGCATTGATAGTCAACCCCTTATCTTTATAAACCTGTGGAGCTTGCTCGTTGGCGTTGTCAGAAAAGAATAGGTATGGATAGCCACTTTCAAATCTCTTTTTAATAACCAAGCCCCAAATTTTGCGAAGATCTTTATCGCCATCAATCATTCTCTTCATCCATTCATTGGATACACAAACACCAATCGACATGTCTTGAATCTCATGACCGTCTGAGCGAATTTTCAAAAACTCTTCGATATCTGGATGATCGATTGGAAGATAAGCAGCAAAAGAACCCCTTCGAACATTACCTTGAGAAACAACATTCATGATCTTATCGTACAATTCCATAAAATGCACAGAGCCAGTAGATTCTCCACCAGAACTAATTGGTGCGCCACGACCGCGAAGCGCTCCAAAATATGCAGAGGTTCCACCTCCAGCTTTGGTCATCATTGCCACTTCAGATAACTTATAACCAGCAATCTGCTCTAGCTTGTCTGAAATGTAAGAACCAAAACAACTAATCGGCAATCCTCTGGATCTTCCAAAGTTACTCCAAATCGGAGAAGACAAAGAGTAAAAACCAGAAGCCAAGTATGACTCAAACTTCTTAGCAAACCCATCAATTCCTAAGTATTTTTCAGCAGTGTTTGCAATATCCAAAATTCTCTGTTCGGCAGTCTCCCCCGCTAGTAAATAGCCTCTTTCGAGAAATGTTCTCGAATCCGCATTAAGCCAATAGTATTTTTCAGTCATAATTAAAATAAGTCGTCTTCACCAAATGATTGATTCTTCTTTGAATATTCAACGGGTCTAGAACTGAAAAAGTCAGTCATGTTATTGCCCAAAAGTTCCTCTGAAAACCACATGGTCAATGATAACAATTTTTCATCAATTTCAAATACTTTTTTGAAACCGATTTGAATTAAAGATTCATTGATTCTGTTTTTGATGAACTCCTTAAGAATTGGGGAAGAAAGACATTCTTCATTCAGACCATTTACCATCCAATCTACGATCTTGCTTTCTGCTTCAAAAGCTTGAACTGCTTCGTGAGCAATTCGGGATTCAAGCTCTGAATCAAATAGATCTGGATACTCTTCGCGAATGGTATTGATAATTTTAACGCCAACCAAAGCGTGAATATTTTCTTCGTTGCGAGTATACTTCACTTGCTGATCTGTATCCTTCAAAACGTTTTTGAAGCGAGCAAAATGATTGATGATGTAGAATTGGCTAAACAAAGAAACATTTTCGACGAAAAGAGTAAAGAGAATCAAGGCGTACAAATATTGTTTTTTTGAATCCTTATAGAATTTATGAGTATACTTTCTCAAGTATTTCACTCTACCCTGAATCCACTCAAGCTTGAGATTTTCTTCAAAGATGTCCTCCAAATCAAGAACATTCAAAAGTCGCTCGTAAGCATTGTTGTGAATGACCTCTATGTTGGCCATAACGTAGCCTAGATCCTGCATAGATGGATGCGGCAGATTGTCGCCCAGCTTTGCCCAGAAAGTCTTCACAGCTACCTCGATTTGGCCAATTGCCGACAAAGTTCTGACGATCACTTCTCTTTCTTGATCGCTCAAAGACACTTTGAATTGCTGAACGTCAGACTTAAAGTTGAATTCCTTGTCGGTCCAAAAGCCATTGTGCATCGCCTCTATATATTGCTCAGTCCACGGATATTTATTCGGCTTTCTCGAAACCTGTTCTTCAAAAATCATAGTAGTATGTTTTACACTATACTCCACGCCAATTCTAAAAGCCAGCAAAAATTTAGTGTAATTTTTTTCTTGACAAACAAAAAATAACGCCTACGATTACGTAGCTGCTTTGCGATTAAAAAAACAAGAAACTTTGGATGAGCCAATAACAAACAACGATTAACCTACTACGAATACGATTAAATTAATTTTAAGTGAAGTGGTTCTTATCTTTTTTCGATTTTTGCAATAGAAAGTTATCCAAAATTAATTTAATGTGTGAATTTTTTGTTGACTGTGCATCTTAGTTGTGATAATATGCCTGATATATGACAGAAGATAACCCACAGCAGTCATTTTTATGCTCAAGTGCTGATTGGTCAATTGTAGTTGATAATGCTGATTCATTTGAAAGCGCAGCGTCGAGAGCGCTTGAGCAACTTCTTGAATCGGATGGAGATAAATTCTCTGTTGGAGCGGTTATTTCTGTGATTCCAATCAAAAAGTCCCTTTCGGAGACTAGACTGATTTATGCTCCAGCTGTTTTGGCAGATATCGGTATGCACAAATATGCAGCTGAGTTAATTAAACATATTGATCAAGATGAATGAACTAAATACAAACTCGTTAAAGAATATCATTTTACCAGCACATATTGGTGACGCTGGCTATGATGTTATTGCCGCTTCAGACCCAGTTATCGTTGGGAAAACACAACTCGCTGTATATTACAGTTCTATTGATTATATAGAGTACGATACTGAACTTGTGATTGCCCCAGAATCTAAATTCCATACTTATGCTTTTCCAAGGTCTTCCATCTCGAAAACTAACTTGGTTATGGCAAATAGTATTGGGTTAATTGATAATGGATATAGAGGAACTATTAAGTTCAGATTCAAGTATCTTCCACAGCCAGAAGATTATATTATCGGTCACGGAGGATTACTTATTCAGATTAATGAATCGAAGATCTACAAGAAAGGCGATAAGATTGGCCAATTAGTTTTCTCTGAAACGTTGAGTCCAAATCTTAATCTTGTAGAATCTTTTGAAGACACAACTAGAAACAGCGGAGGCTTTGGAAGTACAGGACTGTGAAAATTATAGGAATTTCTGGTGCCGCAAGAAGTGGCAAAGACACATTTGCTGATTGTTTAATCGAAGTTCTTAATGCTCGCGGAATTAAGGCTAAAAAGTTTTCTTTTGCAAATCAGCTAAAAGAAGAAGTAAAAGACTTTCTCCAATCTACAATTGGGATTGACGCTTTTACTCAAGATGATGAGGAAAAAAAGATTATTCGTCCACTTCTGGTTACATGGGGAACTGAAGTCCGCAGAAAAATCAATCCTAATATTTGGATCGAGCATGTTGAATCTGTTTTGGAAGATGATTGTGTCAACATCATAACCGACGTTCGATTCACCAATGAAATGGAATGGCTTAAAGATAAGTCTGGATATTCTGTTTTCATCAATAGAGTACTGAAAGATGGAAGTTTTGTTGAGCCAGCCAACCAAACAGAATCAGAAAATAATTCCGTACTGATTAATCTTTGCGACTTCCAACTTTCTTGGTCAACTGTAGACAACTTGGACATACTAGTTGCTGTCGCTTATGAAACCCTTCACAATATTGTTCCACAAGAGGAAATTGAATCATGGACTCAGATTTGTCGCTTATAAATAAAATCAAAGAGGAGAATGATAGCAAAAGCCTCACTGAGCTTATCAATCGTCATTCTGGAATTTACATGGACATAGTCAACAAGACTGTTTCTGATTCATGCTCTTTCGTAAATAAAAATGATATTTTAAAAGATAAAGATTATTCCATATACTCTGCTGCTTTAAAATACAAGTCTGATAAAAATACCAAGTTCCCGACTTATCTAGCAAACGAAACTCGTTGGAAGTGTCTTAATATTTATAATAAAAATAAAAAAATGATTGAGGAGCCTCTCGACGATTCTTTAAAAGAAAAATCAAGTCGAGAAGATTTTCTTTCCGACATTCAAGCAAAAGAAACAATTAAAAATATCTTGGATATGGCGAATAAACATTCTGATCCAAGAGTCAAAAAAATTATTGACATGAGGTATTCTTTCGGCTATAATAAAGCCTGCTCTTGGAGAGAAATTTCTAAAGAGCTGGGTATGAGTATTCAAGGATGCATTGATATTCATAACAAATTCATTAATAAAGTAAAACAGGAAATTAAAAATGTATAACACAATTATTGCAATCGGTCATCTTGTCAAAGATCCAGAAACTCGTACAACTTCTACTGGAAAGGCTATTTGCACTTTCCGAATTTGTATCTCGGAAAGCCAAGCTAAGAACAAGTGTTTCATCGACGTTGAAACTTGGGAGCGCACTGCTGAAGTTTGCCAAAAGTATCTAGCCAAGGGGCGAGAAGCTATGATTGAAGGAGAACTTAGCACTTCAAGCTGGACTGGTAAAGATGGAAATCCTCAGAGCAAGAATTTCATCAGAGCTACCAAGGTTAAGTTCCTTGGTGGTGGTCAGAAGAATGATGCAGCTAAAGACGATTCAAATACATCAAGCAAGCAGGTTTCAGAATCTAGCAATGATTCAGAAGATGAAGATATTCCTTTCTGATGAAAACTTTATTAGTTGAAGCCCCAATTAACTCCCTGAGTTTTGGCAATGTTTCTTATAATATTCTTCGTGAATTATCGAAAAGGAATATTGAAGTCGGTTTAATTCCAACTGGGAATGTAGACGTATCCGCTTACAAGGCGGATGCGTCCTTTTCTTCTTGGATTAAAGAATCAATTAATAAAAGCTGGGACATCGTAGCGTCTAAAGCTCCTAGCTTTAAATTGTGGCATTTGAATGGAGCATTAGATCGCAAGTCTCACAAGCAAAATCTACTAACTTTCTACGAAAGTAGCGAACCTACATTTCAGGAAGTTTCAACGTGCAAATCTCAAGATCGCACCTTGTTTAGCTCTACTTATGCCAAAGATCTTTTTGAATCAGCTGGATGTGGTAATTGCAGCTTTGTTCCAATGGGATTTGATCAAGACTTCTTTAAAACTGGTAAAAAGTATTTAGAAGGAGTTGTTCACTTCGGATTGATGGGCAAGTTCGAAAAGCGAAAGCATACGGAGAAGATTATTCGTGCATGGCTTAAAAAGTACGGCAACGACAATCGATATCAATTATCGTGCTGCGTGACAAATCCATTCTTCAAGCCAGAACAAATGCAAGCTGTTATTGCTTCTGTTTTGGAAGGAAAGAGATATACTAATATTAACTTCCTTCCATATCTAAAGACCAACTCTGAAGTTAACGAGTTCTTAAATGCCATTGACATCGACTTGACTGGATTAAGTGGTGCAGAAGGCTGGGATTTGCCGAGCTTCAACGCTACGTGTCTTGGCAAGTGGAGCATCGTCTTGAATGCTACGTCTCATAAAGACTGGGCAAATGATCAGAACTCGATATTAATCGAACCGTCTGGACAAGAACCTATCTATGATTCGTTTTTCTTTTCAGAGGGTTCTGGATATAATCAAGGCAACATGTTTTCTTGGAATGAAGATGATGTCATTGCGGCGATGCAAACAGCAGTTTCTAAAGTGTCTTCGGTGAATAACAATGGTATCGAATTGGGTAAAAAATTAACCTATGCAAATACCGTTGATCGCATTCTAGAAAGCTTTTAAACATATGGCAATCTACATATATCATAATACTGCCACCGACGAATATTCTGAAGTTTTTCAGGGTATGAATGATCTTCATGTTTATTCTGGAATCAACGGTGACGAAGATTCGTGGAAGCGTGTTTTTACTGTTCCAAATGCTTCTATTGATTCTCATGTAGATCCATTTAGCTCTAAACAGTTCGTAGATAAGACTCAGAACAAGAAGGGTACCTACGGTGATCTTCTTGATAGAAGTGCTGAGATGAGTGATAAGAGAGCCTCCTTGGCTGGAGGCAAAGATCCCGTTAAAGAAAAGTATTTCACTGATTACTCTGCGAAACGTAGAGGAGCTAAGCACCCAGATCAAATGAAAACATTTGAAAACAGTAAAATAAAAGTAGACTTCGGAAAGAAGTAAACGTAGGCTGCATTGAAAAATGCAGCTTATTTGTTTTTAGCGTCTGCTTGTTTCTTTAATAGATTGATCGCATTGATCATGCTCGCAATTGCAGCGGCTATTTCTGGATTCTCAGAAGCTTTGCCCCAAATATTATCAACAATTAACACTTCTTTTGTATCTGCTGTTTTCTTCAAAGATTTATTGTAAGGCTTTAATTCTACAAGCGCTTTTCCAGATGATTCTGGATTTGGCATATCGATGATAATTCTACTCGCCCAAAATGATTCAAAAACTGTTTCTTGAGTTGCTGGGATAATGATTGGTTTTGTGTTTTCTATATACATAAATATTAAAAAGATTGTAAAAATGTTCTTCTCCATCCTCCAGTAGCTCCAGTGCAAACATATAATCCACTTCCGCTGATTCTTAACTCTCCCAGTTTACCAGCTTGAGATGATAAACCATTGAATGTTGGTAGTATTAAATTTACTTGCCCAGTGAATGATCCTGCACCAAAGATATTATTCGCAGCGTTGACTCCAAAATAATTTGAACCTTGCGCATATTCTCCAAAAGTATTAAATAATACACCACTTCCAAAAGAGTTCGAAGTCACAGGACTAACAGGATCTGCACCGTCGCCAAAACTATTAGTATTAGCGTCAAATCCAAAAAAATTCAAGAAAGATACCGATCCGAAAGAATTTGATGAAGTTGCGTCATTCCCGAAATAATTTGAAGCCGAAGAACCTCCAAAATAATTTGATCCTATGGTGTTGTAATTTCCAAAAGAATTACTCGGGCAATAATCTCCAAAAATATTAGTTGCTATAGCATACTCTCCAAAATAATTAGTCTCAGCATACTGTCCAAAAGAATTGAATGAAGTAACATTATCTCCAAAATAATTATTAAATGCATCAGATCCAAAACTATTTTCTACTGCATTATCTCCAAAAAAATTTGCTGGAGCTGAATTTCCAAAACTCACAGCAACTATATTATTGGTAAATGTCTTTACTCCAGCTATTGTTTGTGTGCCAGTTCTAGCAACAACATTAGCGCTGTTCCAATTGACTGCTGTATTATCACCCAATGTTATATTGGTGCCGCTTTGATTCAACAAATATCGAAACGTCGTATTAACTGGATTTGGACCTAAATTCATTTCTTTTATTTACACCTCTGTTTTATAAATCACTCCAATTTACTGTTATATTTTGCCACAGACTGGTTATGCCGCTCCATATTCCGCTGTATGCGGCATTTCTTTTCATTAGGAAACCTCCTGTTTCAGTAGCTTCAAAAGAAAAGTTGGCATTGAATTTTAATGTATCATTAACATTCATCGAATAATCTACACTTTCTAGTTTAGCATTTTGTATTTGATAGTAACCAGTAACCAGCTTTTTAGTATCGCAAAAAGCCACTTCAAAAGAATAACCAGATTCATTTGTAATAATTGATTGAAACTCTCCGCTGGAAATTCCAGACACCAAACACTGAATAGCGGCAGATCCATTCACTGGATATTCTAATTTTCTACCGTAAGCATAATTGCTTCCCAGTCCATATAAGTTTGTTCTAGCTAAGTCTAAGTTTAAATTAAAACTCTGTAAAATAGGATTAGCGGCGGCACCTAAACCAACACCTCCAACTTGTAAATTTTGCAAAGAAAAGTTACTAGTATTAGGATTCACAACTGGAGCATTAAATTCATTTCGTCCTTCTGCATTGTTTGGGATGTATCCGTCAATCAATGATGAGTATAATCCACTCAGATTTAAAAAACCAGATCCACTATTATTACCAGAAACACTGTTGATCGCTGGAATTGATACAATGCCTCTCGTTAGATTCTCAAATCTAACATTGGAAGCAGCAAATCCCATGCTAACAGTTGGTATTGCGTTGAGTGCAAAATCAACAGAGTAGCTATTCAAGAAACAATTGCCAAATGTGAACGCTTGTATTCCGCTAAAGTTTACAGATGTTGGATTAACTTTAAAGTTATCAAATCCTTCTTTTTGATCATCTGGGTTTACTATTATGTATATGTTTTGATCTCTGTTTTTTAAATCTTGCAAACACGGTTGATAAGACTGAGCCTCGGCTTTAAAACCAGCTAATATCTCATTGCTGCAATATGGATTTAAATAATAAGATAGATCTATATTAGCTTCTGGAGCTTTAACTAAATTGTTGACAGCATATGATTGACTGCCTATCTGTTTTATTTTCTGATGCTCGCTTTTGATAGAAAAGCTACAGCTTTGAACCAATGGAAAAAGATTCGCAGCTTCTTCGCCAGTTTTCCAAGCTGGAAACTGTCCCATCGCTACAAATGCTGAGTTGCTTTTTAATACTTGTCGATTCATGTTCCTGTAGGTATTATGCCCAATGGGTCTTCAATTAAATTAACTTCTATATTATGAGAATCCACAAAATTCCAAGAATGATTCCAAGTCGGACAGTAAAAAACTTTATCTCTGTTGTAAACAGAAGGAATGGAATGCAAGAATCTTCTATAGCCGCCTTTATTTTCTAAGAAGTGCATAATGGCTTTTGCTTCTTTGGTTGTTATGTTTGAAAACTTATACGATAGATTGATTGGAGCTAAATGCTTTCTATTCTTCATTCTTTGCGTGAATGAATTCTTGAACTCTATTTTATCCACTTTTATAGCCACATCATTTTGCAATCCAATATCAGGTTCGAAGAAAAAAGCCTGAGTCCATTTACTTGATGCACCAGTGGGACCATCTACACCGATAGAAGCAGATGTGTGATCTCCAGAACAATAATAATAGTTGTTTAGTTTATTTTGACTTATGCCACTGTAAACAATGTCGTATTTTTTATAGCTATATCCAGCGGACCATGTTTGAAGTGGAGAATTTATAAATGTCATTCCAGACCAATTAAAAAGAGTCGGCGCTTGATTTACATCAATAGATACCGCCACTTCATAGTGGTTTTTGTTTATGTGATTAACGGCATAGTTATCAGTTACCCCGCTGATTGGTTTATAAAAATTGGAAGCATCTGTAAATCCATACAAGTTGCAGCCTGATTGACTTTCAATAAAGTCTACCAGTTTTTGAGATCCTGTTTGATCAAGATCAAATCTCAACTCGAACTTAGCATCCAAGCTGTTTATTGATAATGGAATCAAGTTATAATAACCATCTACTGTTTCATAAACATTAGCTTTCGAAGAAAAGTTTACTCTTGATCCATAAACTGGAGTATAAAATAAACCAGTTAATCTATCTCCGCTGGCAATATCAATATTATTGCTTCTATCGTAGAATGTGTTCATGAGTGTCCGATATAATTTAATGTTAACTTAACTCCTCCATCCGCAGAGCTAGATAAAGATTCAGAAACTAAAGATGCTTTTGGAATTGTTAATTGTTGTAGAATCAAAGAGTTGTTTCTAGATCTAATGGTGAATGATACTGTTTTGTTTTGGCGTGTGGTAAGAAAATTAGTACTGTTGGACAAGAAGGCATCATCAACATCTATTTGCACAGAAGCTGAGTATTCCATCACTGGCATAGTCACTATTTCTTTTGGGAAAATAGATCCTATCGAATATACTGGTCTTCTATCTATTTTTACAGAATAATCAAATCCCACAACTCGATTTGTAGAACTATTATCACACGTTAAAGATATTGATCCTTGTGTTGGCACGTAAACTGTTGGAGAAGCAACAGATCCAGCTGCGTTTTTAGTTCCAGTGACCATTGCATCATAAACAGTAATGTTGCTGGATACTTTGGGAATAGATCCAACTGCACAATTTACGATATACTCATTCAAATACCCACTTTGGAAACCATAACTGTTGTTTTCATAATTTATGCTGCCGCTTATGTTGTTTGCGCCAGTGTAGTTTATTAATCCCCCAGAATGTATTAGATTCTGAGATATAGATAACTTTTGTTCTGTGGGAGAATTTACAGTTGTATAGCCAGCTGTAAATCCTAAAGGTTTAAATACATTGGCTGAATTAGAATACGAAAGCTCTACACTTTCAACGCCAATAAGTTGTTGGCCTGAAATGTAAAATTGATTTTCGTAGCTGGATACTTGTCCAAACATATTATCTTCTTAATTGACCTCCCAATCTTTTTTCGTCTTGAAGGATTTTGAGAACAGCGTCTTTGATTTGTCGAGCCATTTGTTGTCTTTGGTCAGTTGGATTTCCGTTCGTGCTTTGGGTTGCTGCTCCAGTAGATCCTTCGACATTGATGGTAATGTTAGAAGCTCCTCCAGAAGCCTCGATAAGCTCGTCCAGCTTGGCTATAAGCTTCTCGTTCAACTCTTCTGTCTTCTCCTCTGTAACGATGGTTCCTGCGCCAGCATTGAGTGCTTGTAGATTTCCAGCACCGATGTTTTGAGCGGCAGAGCGATTCATGATGAATTCGCCGCCTGAAAGCATCGCTGGAACTGTATCGATTCCACCCTTGAAAGGAATTGAACCTCCAGTGGCGAATCTTTCATTTGCGCGTTCTTCTATATAATTTCCTTGCGCGTCAAATGGACCAGTAGTGAATGCTGGTATGTTATTGTTATAAACACCATTATTAGATCCTCCAAAATTTAATGGAGAAACTCCTAAACCTCCCAAGGCAGAATTTACTTCATTTATTTGATCATTATCATATGGATTCACATCATATCCATTTGCGCCATTTGTATTTTTTGATGATGGTTTCGCTGAAGATGATCCGCCGAAACTAAATAAGTTTGTTAAACCTCCCTTGCCTTCAAAACCACTCCAAATTCCTTTCGCCGCATCGCTTAATCGCGCCATTCCAGTTGCACCTGATCCAGCATAAGCTTTAAAGAATCCAGATCCAGCAGCCAATACTACTGATAACATGAGTTGCTTCTTCAGCGCATCACTTTCTGCTTCCGCTTGTTTTTGAGCTTCTTGCTGCGCTTGTATTTCTTGAACATATAAACCAAAGGCTTGCTCTTTAGCAGATCTAGTAGCTTCAGCTTGAGGACTATTGCTTCTTCCGAAATTTGTTAATCTAGCACTTTCTGCTTCTAAGTTTATAGAAGCGTAATTTCCCTGATTGACGATTTGATCTCTAGCTCCAGAAGTGTAAGCTTGAGTCGCGAATTTAAGCAAGTTGCCTGATCCTTGAATTCCGCCAAGTCCATAAGTTCCTGGAGTGAAGAATCCTCCTTTTCCACTTTGAACTTTGCCTCCTTGAGCATAACCGCCCAATGTTCCATTATTGATTGCTTCTAAGAATTTAGGTCCATATCTACCAACAGACTTTTTGTTGATAACATATTCGCCGCCCATAAGCATTGCTGGAACATCGTCTTTGGTTCCTGATCCACCTGAAATCATTCCCCCAGAAGCAAAACCAATAGAAGACATTACGCTGCTGAGAAATCCAGATCCTCCTGATGCAGCTTGCTTACCACTTCCAACAATACTATCAACGAGATTGCTCATTAACTGTTTGTTGATTGCTTTTACAAATTCATAAGCAGAATTTTGAAGAACCTCTCCAAGAGACTTTCCACCTTCGATGGCTTCGGAGATACCATCTATCATGTTGCTCTTGAATTGCTCAGAAGCTTGTACGATAGTATCTTCAAGTCTATTTTTCTGCTCTTCTGGAGAAGAAGTGAAAATAGATTCAAGTCTCTTTGCAAGAGGAAGTCTTTCCTTTTCTTTTGCTATGATTTTATCAATTATCTTTATTCTTTCTTCGTCTGTTTCTGCTTTTAAAAGTTCTAGTCTTAATGGAAGAATTTCTTTGAGTTTTTCTAGTTCAAACTCAGCCCCGATTTTTGCTTCTGTAGTTGTTGATCTTTTAATTTCAAGTTCTTTTTCCAATAAGGCGACTTTATCTGCGGCGGCAACAATAGTATCTTCTGTCGCAGGTCCAGATTTAAGAACGGATAACTTAGTGTCTTGCAGTGCAGCACTTATCATTGACTGAGGATCTGTGGTCGTAAGATATGAAAATTTATTTTGTGCAATATCATCTGGCAGATTTTTAAACACATCATTAACTAAGCTGCTAAATGTAACTAAATTTCCTCCAGCTGAAATAATTGAGTTGTTTAAAGATCCAAATGCATTTTCATATTCTTTTATAGTAAAAATTCCTTCTTGAAACTTTTCATTTATTTGTTGAAGAAGTATGGATGATGAAGGCTCTTTCAAAGCCTTTATAGCTTCTGCGGATCTTTTTTTAGATTCTTCGACCACTTTATTAAGTGGGTCAAATCCAGCAACTCCTTTATCTAAAGATTTTTTCAAATCTTCAGGTAAAATTTCTTTACTTTTCGGTAATACATTTAAGATTATATCTTTAAATCCATTAGCGGCTTCTATAATTTTTGTATAAAGAAAATTAGAACTTTGTATTTTGCTCTCGAATTCAGTTTGAGCTATTTTTATTTTTTCAATTTGAATATCTTTTTCTATTTGCTCAATTTTCTCGGCTGCTTCAATAGCTTTGCTCTGGTCGTTTATGCCTCCTAAATTTAATCCTGCAATTTGATCTGGTGTTGCTCCAGCTTTGATAGCTGCATCAGCAAGAGTTTTTTGGACTTGAACTATGAGATCTTGCTTATCTATGTCTAATTTAGCCTTGAGAGTGATTTTTTCTTTTTGAATAATTTCCTTGTCAATAGCAAGTGTAGCTGCGCCACCTTTACCTATTTTTTCGCGCTCCTTTTGGATTTTGAAAGCCTCAAGTTCTAGATCAAGATTTTTCTTATCTATTTCATTTTTCTTTGAAGTTGCATCATATGTTGATGTGATACTGTCTAATCTTTTTTGAGTTGCAAAATTTGAAGCTTCTAAAGTTGCTTTTTGTAAATTGTTTAAAGCATTTACTTTAGTTTCTAGACTTATTCTCTTGTCTATTTCTCCATTGGTTTCTTTTAATAAATCAAGAATTAACTTTTGCTGATCAACTGTCAATCCAAGCGGTGTTAACAACTCATTTGTTTTATTTTCGACTTCTTTGGTAAAGCCTCCTTGTTTTTTAATTGAATAGCTGATTTCTTCAGAAATACCAGCTATTTCCTTAAATTTTTCAGGATTTATTTCATCAAGACCTATTCCAGCTCCTTTTAATTTATTATTAATAAGCTCAGAATTCTTTAAAACTTCTACTGTTGCGTTTGCTTGTTCTAATGTTGCTTTTTTAGCGGCTTGTAAACTTTGGAGTTTGTAATCAGCTTGCATTCTATCATTTTCTCCAACAGATAACATTTCTTTTTGAAGACTTAATGAATACTCTTCGGCGCTCATAACTTCAAATAGAGCGTTTTTGTAAGCAATTCTATTTTGCAACTGTAATTGAAGAAGGCTTAAATTAGCTGCATTTATTCTTCTTGTGTTTTCAACGGATTCACTTGAATCTTTTTCAGCTTGATTTATATCTCTCTGTATTTCAGCTTGTTCTTTTTTTCTTTCAGATATTGCTTTTATTCTCTTTTCATATTCTGGATTTATTGCTCCATTTTCTAGAAGTTTCTTTGGCATCTGAACTGCTTCCGCAGCTACCGCCTTAAACTTATCTTCATCAGTCACTAAATAATTCTTGCTATCTTTATAACTACTCGTTTTTCTGGTAGCTCCTTTCTCTATAAGTAATTTTTGAAAATCCTCTTCGGTCATTCCAGTTTGATATGCAGTTTCCGCATAGATTCTTTGGGTTTCTTTATCTTTAAAGGCTAATCCAAGACCACCTTCTAATCCAACCCCTAAATTATACAAAGCTCCTTTAGCACTAACAATTTTTTGGTTTCTTGCAGTTTCAGATAAACCATCCAAACTAATTCCAGCATTTTTAACAGCATCATTAAATTGAGCAGTTGCTTTTGCTGCATCAGCAGTTTTTCCACTCCAATCTCTATATATTTGTTTCGAGCCTTTAAAAATTTCAAATGCTGCAAGAGCTACGGCACCCACCATCCCAACTTTACCTAAAGCTTTTCCAACTCCACCTGTAGATTCAGTGACGAGTCGCTGCGCTCCTTGATAAGCAAATGCAGCGGTAGTTATACCTGATGCCATGCTAGTCAATCCTTTTATAACCAATCCCATCTTGCCAGATAAATTATCTGTATAACCACTCAATACACTAAATGCTCCTTGCAGTGCAAAGATAGTTCCAAGCATGTCTTTTTGTCCAGCTTGCGGTTGAACAGTAGCTTCTTTGCGAGTTAAAGTTTTTCCAGTTCCCAAAAAACCTTTTGATTGTTGAATAATAGCTTTTTTAGTTGCCTCTGAAGATTGTTTAAGAACAGCTTCATCTTGTTTTAAAGCTGCGATTCTATCATCTAATACTTTTTTTTCTCTTATTCTTGATTTGTGCAGAGCTTTACTGGAAACTGTATGTTTATCTATTTCATTTGTGATAGCATCTAATGCTTTTTGATATTTAGCTGTCGCTTCCGCTAAGGCAGCACTTCTTGTTTTACCAACATATCCAGAAATATCTGGCGCATCCGCATAATTAGGTATAAATCCACTCGCCGCACCATAAGTCTTTGGATTGCGACCTTCTTTGATAGCTCTATTGATACCTTGATAACCACCTGCTGGCTCATCACGACGATTAGCAACCATCAATCCCATTGGATTAGCTGCGCTTTTAAGAGATGAATTTTTGTCTATATAGATTTGAGAAGCTGGAACTCCTGCTGCCATTTCGCGATTAACTGCCTGTCCGATAGGATCAGAAAAATTAGGAATAAATCCTTTGGAAGCTCTCGGCATTTTAGATTTTTTAAGAGGCCCCAAGTTATCAATTACTTGTCGGACATATTTATCTTTTTGCTCTAAACTGTTTTTATAATCACCAAAATCATAATGATTATTTGGAAGTCCAAAAATCTGCTCTAAAGTTTTTCTCTTTTTTCCATCAAAAGCCACATCTAAAGTATTATCACCACCAGGCTCAACACTTTCTTTAGAAATCCCTTTGACAATTGAATTAGTAACAGCTTCGAATAATGCGCCTCTAATTGATCCTAATGCTCCTGCACCACCCGCTGCATTAATTAGATTTTTGATATTAGATGAATTTACTGATTCTGGATCAGGATGAATATTAGGTTTTACTTGTTGTAAAACAAAATTAGCTGCATTCGCTAAAGATTCATCCATAATCGAATCTAATTTTAATAATTTTTGAAATTCAGAATCTTTGGATAAATTTGGGTCGATACCATATGCTTTTCCAATAAATGAATCATATCCTTTTTTATCTGGATATGGTTCTTTAAACATATGACTAAATTCTATACCTGATAAAGCATTAGGTAAAAGCATAACACTCCTAGGTGTTGATTCAGCATCCCAAACATTAGAAAATTTTACTGATTTAAAGCTCAAAGCATCTTTGGCTGCTCTGATGTATTCTGGAGACTTATCTCTTCCCTGGCCTGATGCATATTTTTCTAAATCTGCTACTTTAGTACCGCTTTTGAATTTATTAAACAGAGAATCATACTCTCTTTGGTTAAAAGTAGAAAAATTTGGAACAAATCCTCCAGCCGCACTAATCTTCTTAGCTCCAGAAGGCAATCCCATTGATTGCACCATATTTCTATTAAAAATAGCAGATCCACCATTTGCGAAATTAGGAACAATGTATTCTCCAGTATGAGCGACCATAGCTCCTTTCTTGCCACCACCAAATGCAAAATTAGGAATAACAACGGGACGATCTCCAGATCTAGCGCCGCCAACACCTTTTCTAATATCAGACGATTCTTGAGAAACTGCTGGTGTATATCCACCTGCCGCTCTAGGCACTCTTAATCCTTCTCCAGTGCTTCTTACGCCTTGTCCATAAAGAGGAGCAGCTAAAGCACCTGCTGTGGAAGCCATTCTTCTCATCGCAGCTTCTTGCAATACGATAGCATCAGACATTAGTTTAATCTGAGCCGCTCTATTACCTTCTAAAGCGAAAAGTTGGCGCTGAAGTCCGACATTCCTAGAAAGAGCCGAAGCAATAGACTGTTCGACATTTTGAATTTCTTTAGCAGCTTTTCCAATTCCAAAGAATCCTTTTAAGCTCGCAAAACCAAACTGAGCAAGGTCTTTTGAAAGCTTTAAAATAATAGCTGCAAACAAAGCTAAACCTGGACCTGTAACAAGATTTCCAATGCCTTTAGCTAAACCTCTAAAAACATCTCCCAATGCACTTTCTTCACCGAGGATTTTTTGGATTCCTTCAAGAAGCCCATTGAAAAATCCAAGCAAGCTTTTAGCACTGTCAGTGATACCAATTTTCCCAAGTGTAGCTCCAAGTTGTTCTGCACTTAAAGATGTCTTATTGATCAAAGCAGCTAATGTAACATTCAGCGCTGCATTCTTTTCATAAGCTTCATTTGTACTTTTTAAAGATAATTCGGTTGCTTTAAAAGCAACTGATGATTGACTACTTAAATCTTCCAATGTAGCTATTAACTTATCGATTTGGAATCCGCCGCCGACTCTTTCAGTAATCTCTGCAAGTTGTACTTGATTAAGACTTTTGATTGTACCTGCTAAATTTTCGAGAAGTTTTGTAGCTGGCAATATTCTGCCTTGAACATCTGTTACAGAAACTCCAAGTTGTTGCAGAGCATCCAAAGTGTCTGTTCTTTGCAACCTTGTGAAGATTGTTTTGAATGAGTTACCAATAACTGCTCCACCAACAGATGTTTTTTCTTGAACAGCTGTGATGATACCAACCAACTCATCAAAAGAAACTCCAGCTTGTTTCGCAACAGATGATGATCTCTTAAGACCTTCAATTAAATCTTTTTCAGAAACCGAGTACTTTTGAGAAACAACAACCAGTTTGTTTAAAACTTCAGATGTTGTAATACCTGTGCTTTTGAAAGCATTAACTGCGGCAGTTAAACCAGATACTGATCTTTCTGCATCCAATCCAGATAGGCGAGTCAAGATAAGAGCATCATTAATTCTTCTAAGAGATTCTTCTGTGCTTAAACCTTGTCTAGCTAATTCGAGAGCGCCTTTTGCAACAGCGTCAAATGATTGTCCTGTGTTTTTAGCTACATCGAATAAAGAGTTGCCAAATTTCTCCAACTCAGAAGAGCTTTTTTGGAAAACAGAATTAATTTCGGTTAAAGATTTTTCGACTGCGATAGTACTTTTAACTAGAGAACTAAATGCACTTGTAACTCCATTGATAATACCAACAGAAGCTCCGAATGCGAATACGCGAGCATTTGCCGCTTCCATCGATTTGGTAAATTCGTCAGCTTGTCCAGTAATACGACCAAGAGGTTGAGCTAATGCATTAATTTGGCGGGAATTGGTTCCCAAATTAATTTGAGCGCCTTTCCCAGCATTCCTCAATGCCGCTTGAATGCTTGCTTCTAAACCTGTTTGTGTTACTGGTATTTGAACTGACGCTGCCATAAATAGTCCTTACTCCTTTGTCCTATTTACACAAAAAACAATATTTTAACCCATCAATTTCATCAAATCTTCCATATTCATACTGCCGCCATTTTTACTGATCTCATCAGAAAGGCTTATTGCTTTCGCTCCTGAATCAACAAATGATAAATCTTCTTTGGTAGCGCCGAAAACAGCAGTAGCACCACTATCAGAATTCTTAAACTTCTCACTCGTCTTACTTCCGCTTCTTTTTGATTCAGAGAACCTTAACACATCGGCTGGATTCTTTTTTATGCTTTCTGGAATATCATCATTATACTGAAAGATATTAAAGAAAATTCTAGCATACAGCGCCAACTTTAACTGATATACTGAAAGCTGAATAATAGGCTTTCCATAAAAAGAATGAAGATGCTCTGTTTGAGATAAATACATATTAAAGAAATCTCTCAAAACAGCGTGCTGTATATTGTCTTCGCCTAATCTTGTGCCGCACATTTGGTGCTGTTTAATCAAATAATGAATGTCAGAATCACTTATTTCCGCAAAACTATCTTCGGTAAACAGATGCTCTTTTAATTCTGGATCTTTGTATATGATATAGCGGATAAACTCTTCGTTGGATCTTGAAGATCCATAATCCTCTGCTGTTTTGCCAATTACTTCTTTTCTTTTAATCTTAAGAATATAAAGCTCTTTGGATCTTTCTTCGATTGACGCTTGAGTTTTATCTTTTTGAGACGGTAGAACTAAGTTCATTTTTGTCTGCTTAAGATTGGCAATTTCATTTTCCAACTCAGCTATTTTTTTGTCATCTTCTGCCAACCATAAGCCATCGGCAACCAACTGATCCAGCATCTCCTTCTCAGTTGGTATGCCTTTATCGAGAGCTATGTTTTTATACTTTTCGTAGTATCGATGAATATATCGCTGATCGCGGATAGAAAAATGCTTTAGATAAACAGGTTGACCTTTATAATCAAACTCTGTATATCCATCGAATATCTCTCCTACGATAGCGATATACTGTTCTTCACTCACAGATCATTACTTTCCAATCTCTTCATCAGAGAGTCAAATGATTCCTTGTCGGAAGCTTGGTTGAAGAACCAGAACGCAAGAACAGTTGCAGCTTTCTTGGTGATCAAGAAATATAAACCATCTTCAGATTCTTCTCTGCGATAGTATTCTTCAAGACGATCTTCAAAACTACCCGCGCCAAAATATGGAGACGGCGAATCCTCTCCTTCTTCCTGAACGTAAGTCAACATAATCACATACCAAAGAATAAGCCTGTTCTGAGCTTTTACATCTGCGGTGTGATCAAACAATGATTGGTAGTTTGATTCGAACTCAACAATTTGGCGGCGAACTTGAGCCAACTCAGAAGTGATTTCCTCGACTCTGGTTTTTTGCTTGTCTGTTTTGTTTTGAATAATCTCCAATCTTGAATATTCGTTTTGAATATCGAAAACCTTTTTGTATGAATCAACCAAAGACTGAGCATCGTCTTCACTCATCAAACCTCCAGTATCGCTATACTTTTTAGCCAACATCGCTTTTGTAAGAATGCCTTTCTTGACACACTTACTCATTTCGACGCTGAATTCAAGCTCAGCTTCTTCCAACTCTCTGCGAGAAGGTCTTTTCAACTTGATCGTGACTGGAACAGAAGTCTTGATCTTCTTCTTGACTGTGATTTCCTCCTTGGTCTTTTTGTCGATCTTGGTTGTTACTTCTTCCTTTTCGATTTCCTTGTCAACGCTGAAGCTATATAGCTCTTTGATTTTTGTTTCCATTTTAGTTGTTTTTAAATATAAAGCTTACTGTATAATTTTCCATTTCGGACGAGAAATCTCTTAAAGATTCGTTGCCACGGTCAAGTATTTTTTTTCTAATCCATGCGAACTTGTTTTCATCAAAATGATTTGCTGTGTCTATGATAGAATGATATTCTTGTGGAATATTATCATACAACTTACCATAATGATAATCATGATCTGCTTTCATGTCTTCAACAATCTTTAACATGTCTTTAAATATGCACGTTACCGACTGTTTATACCTCTTTTCTAAAAAAAATTGACCATTCATCCTTATGCCTTAATTTATAATAGATAAAAAAGTGTAAAATTCAATATGCCAAGCTTAATAAATATCGCAAATCAATTAAAAGTAACATCCGCTTTTGCGAATTTGCATGACACGTTCTCTAGAGAGATAACTGTTTATAAAAATTCAAAGCAAGTAACTATCGCCAGTTCTGCTCAATACAATTCTATCTATGGAAACGCTGGAGCGTATAGCAACACACAAAATCAAATAGTATCTTCTACATTCATGGCTAGAATCTACTATATTAAGATGGACGAAGAATTTCTATCAGACTCAGCTTCTAATAAAGGATCTCAAAACAAAATAATAATTCCACAAGGATCTGTCAAGATAGTGGTTGATCCTGCTGGTTATCTTTTCATAAAAGAAGCAAGAAAGGTAGAATTCGATGGTAAAACTTTTTCGATTAAAAGTGATGGAGTTCCAATTGGGCTTTTTGATAATCAATACTATGAATTCTTTTTAACTCCTTTAGATGAATAATGAAAATACCCAAGCAAGTATTAGACAGTGTTAATTTGCAAGCGAATAAGATTCTAAGACCTCAAGTAGAAGATGGTTTGCGAAATATTGTTGACGATATAAAGAAACAAATGATTGAGGAATTCATGAATCATCCAGTTACAGAAGAAATAATGAATGGTTATAATTCAGAAAATATATCTAATACTTTAGGCGGTTATGGCAATTTATTTTCTTTTATCGGTTTTGATTTTGGTGATGCGCCAGTTATCCCAATAATAGAAATATTAGAACAAACTAGCATTATCTTTTCTAGATCTGGGCGAAATATTCTTACCGCAAACATTACCTTACCGTCCGCACAAGACATATTCGCTAAAACTCCCATGCCGTGGGCTTCTGGAAGAAGTTGGGCCAAAGGAATAGAATCTGGAATTTCTGGATTAGGGTTTTATCTTAATTCTTATGGAAAAGGCAACTCTAACGCTGGTATTCAAGTTGAATCAAAGATGAGAGGCGGTCGCTTTAAAAACACTCTATACATATCGGCTTTAATAAATAAGTACCGAATACTTTTCTCTAAAATTAATTACGCGCAAATAAACATTAAAATATCATGATCGAACAATTTCAACATAGAGCAACAACATCATTCATGCTTTGGTTTGACAACTTTTTATTGAAAAAGGGTCAAGCATTCAGCAATCAAACAGGGGTTTTTTATAACTACACTGATGACAGATTAGACAGTAGATACAAATCTTTCGGCAGTCCTTATAAACAATGGGTTACTGATTCTTCAATCAATGGAGCTACTGTTCCTTCTGGTGTTTATGTAAACGGAGTTTTTCAACCAAGAAGTAATAATTTACTTTTAGATTTCGAAAATGGACGAGCCTTAATCAGTGGAGTATCCAACTCCGCATCAATCACTGGATCTTTTTCGGTGAAAGATTTCAACATATACTTCACAAACGATGGAGAAGATGATCTACTTGTCGATAAAAAGTATAATTCCAATCCAAGAGTTTACTCTGCGCCGAATACATATGTAGAACCATACGATCAAGTAGTTCCAGCTATATTCATTTCCAGCCAATCAATGCGAAATGATCCATTTGCTTTTGGCGGCGAAGATACTACTAAGATTTCAATGAAAGCTGTAGTGCTTGCCGAAAATCCTTATCAATTAGATGGAGTTCTTTCTATTTTTGCCGATTCATATAACGAAGTTATTCCCAACATTCCATACTCTGGCAATCCAATCACTGAATATGGAGACATTAAAAATGGACGTTTTTCCTATGAAGATTTAAAAACTCAATACGCTGGCAATCCATTATTCTTTGTTGAAGATGTTGACACTTCGAAATTGACAGACAAAGCTCGAAAATCTTTGGCAAATGATTTGTATATTGGCTTTATTGATTTTGAAATACACCAACAAAGATACCATAGATGATAAAAATAATTTCACTTTTTTTGAGTGCAGCTGTAAAGACAATAAAGATAAAAAATTATGGCACGTAACCGAGTAATTTACCAATCAGACGCTTTGTATATTAGCGAAGGCATCACTTCTACTACCACAGGAAAGCACAGACAATTAGATCGCGTTCAAAGCGCAAATTATAGCTTTAATGTTTCTCGTCAAGACATTAATCAATATGGCGAGCTTGCACGTATCGATTCTATCGTTTTAGAATCTCCTACAGTAAGTGTAGACTTTTCATATTATTTGACAGATGGAACTAACGAAAGAGCGCTTGGATTCAATTTATTAACAGGAGTTGGAATTTCTGGCAACGCTATTTCTGGTTTGATGTTGGATACAAGCGGCAGAAATTTGTATATTACCACTTCTACAGAAGGTAACGATTATAATAAAACTAATAATTTTAATGGAGTCAAATCACTCATTGGAATAGGAAATGTATTCTTGACAGACTACACCTTAGATGTCGCTGTAGGAAGCTTGCCGACCGTATCTGTATCAATGGAAGGATCAAATATTACCGCATCTGGTGTGAGCGGTACCGCCGTATCTGGTATTAGCGGCTTCTTACCTTCTGTTGATGTTACTGGTGGAGCGTCTTACGCATCAACTGGTATTTTACTTCCAAGTGGATCGAGCAACACTGGTACTGCCACAGTTTCTGCTCTTAGACCTGGAGATGTTACTCTTTCTTTCGGAAGTAATAATTCTGGGATTATCTCTGATATTACTGGTGGAGCAGACGGTATTCACATTCAAAGCGCAAGTCTTTCAGTTCCTCTTTCACGCTCTGCATTGCAACGCTTGGGAAGCAGATATCCATATTCAAGACTTGTTGATTTCCCTTTGAATGTTACATTATCTGTCAACGCTATTCTAAATGAATTAACCGCTGAAAACTTAGCTGCGTCTATCGACACTAAAATCACAAATGATTTGACATTAACAATCAAACAGCCTAATTCGACTAGCAATGCTTTAGTATATGTTCTTAAAGGTTGTAAACTTGATAGTGAATCATTCAGTTCTAGTATCGGCTCGAACAAAACTGTAGACCTTGTTTTCTCCACTCAGGTTGGAGGTAACAATGATACCGCTAATGGTTTATTTATCAGCGGCTTTGGAAGTGGATCAGTTTTTTAAGTAGCCCTTCTGAAACACTATTTGATGAATTCAGTGTTTATGGGGCTTTCGTTCCAGAAAGTTAAATGAATCAAAGATAAGGGGTCTAGGCAACTAGACCCCTTGTTATTTCACATGGGCTAAAACAAACCAACAAATAAAAATGTCAACAATAGATTATTCAAGCTTCGAAACTCCGACAGGATCTTGGTCTGGATCAAGCGCTGCACCTCCAAATTATTTAAAAGACTATAAAATAATAGCTTCATCTATAACTGATTTATATGAACCAAATTCCATTATAACATTTGCATTTGGCGCTGGAGAAGAAAATGCTTCTGGCAAATTAAAGGTTGTATCAGGAAATATGTTAAATCTTCCATTTGATAAAGCATATGTAGATATTTCTGATTATGATGATTATATTGTAATTAAAAATAATAACCCTGGTCAATATAGTGGTATATGGGTAAGCGATCAAAGTACTATCTCACCAGCTAGTTTTATAGTAGCTTATACAGAAGGAGGTTTTTGGGCAATGGGAGCCGCACAAAATGAATCTCCAAATGTTATATTTAGAGCTTATCCAACTGGAATTGGGGATTATAGCTATGATTCAATTATAACTTTGCCTTGGCTATCAATTAATGAAGGATCTATTGGTGAATTACCAGTTCCTAATTTTACGGATTTAAATGATGATCCAAGTGGTGAGCATAATTTTATTTATCAATTAAATTTTGTCGAAGATGGTCCCAAAGAGCCTATCCAAGAAATTTTAATTCGTTTTGACGATAACGGACAATCTTGGACAAGAAGAAGAATAAATATTGGAGATCTTAGAGATACAACTGGAGTAATTGTTTCTGGATTAGATTTAAATTCTGGAGAACAAATAATTACTTTCGCATTAGGAGTTGATCTTGGGTCAAACTCTGCTATAGAATTTTATTGGAACAATGGTGTTTTATATAAAGAAGAGTTTCCAAGCTTGGGTGGGCTACCTGCGCCTTATCCATTTGATAGTTCATTCTTTAATTCTCAAGGATACGGAACAGCTAATGTGTATGCAGATGAACCAATGATCTCTTATGAAGTTATAAATAATCACTCAATTCGAGTTACCACAACAGCTGAAGAAGTCGCATCTCTAATTCCACCGCTTCGGAAGTTATATGTTAATTTTAGCGGCATAATAGCATAAACAATTAAACCCGCCTTTCGGCGGGTTTTTATTGGGCTTCGATAAACTATCTAAATCAGATAGTTATATTAAGAGCATCTATTCCTCCAAGTTGTAGAGGCTGGGATTGGTATATATTGTAGTAATGAGAAAGCTTCTCGACTTTTCTATCACTTTCTTCTGCAAGGCTTTTGTAAACCTTGGATACTTCGTTTTTGTTGGTGAATGTAACAGAACTATTTCCATCTCTCAAACTAAGTATATCAGAGCCGTTCGTATTGCCGATCAATCCTCTTAAAGCGTTGCGCGATTGCTTTCTATAGTAATTACCCATATACAACTCTTTATAAATAGCTTGCGATTCTAAATCTAGCTCAGCATCGATTCCGCTGTATGAAGTATTTATTCTATTATTTAACTGCCCCAAATTACTTTCGAGCCAAGCTTCGATGTAAGAATTATACATCACTCCAGTGTCTCCATCGAATTCTGTCTGAAAAATATTTAATGCTAAGTCGCTAATTACACTCATACAGTATATTACACTCAAATATCCCCAAGGATTTTCAATAATTTCTTATGTTCTGGATTGTTTGGATCGGGAATAAAGCTGTTTACTGGTGATGGCATAATGTTGCGGCGACTGTTCTTTGTATACGCTTGGAATTCCCTGATTAGATTTTTCTTTAAAGTAGGATATTCGTGGAATGGATTGATGCCGATCTTGTTTGCCAGTCTTTGCAGATCAGTGATAGACATTTCTTTGAGGTTCTCCTCGAAGATCTCAAGTTCGTTTGTGCCGAATGGACTGATTTGAGATACGCCGAGAATAACCTCTAGCTCTCTCATGTTTTGAACGAACTCTGGAGTATTCACTTGACCATTGAGTCTCATGTGCGAGATTCGTTCAATCAATCCTTGTGGATTACTAGATCCATTTGTTGTTTGAATTTCTGGCTTCAATGCACCGTTGGTTTCTTCGATTTTCTTTTTTCTAGGCATACTTTATTATATCTTAAAACTCATGTTTTTAAATAAAAAAGAGCCGCCCCGTTAAGGGCGGCTCTTGGGAGGGTTTATCGCTATTAAGCAAGACCAGAAACGATCTTACCAACGAGAGCGCGGGTATCGAGAACCATACGACCTTCTTCAAGAGAGCCGAAGTAACCGATCTTGCTCTGACGAACGCTGTATTGATCATCAGCGGTAAGAGAGAACTCAGAACCGTTTTCAGAATCAACAGCAACTGCGCGGATAAGAGAATCACGGGTACGATCAAGACCAATGATGATTTCTTCGTTAGTTCCATCAAACACAGCGGAATTTCCGCCAGCTGCATTGGTGAATGCGGTACTTCCAGCTACAACATCAAATACAGTATTGAAGCGTTGGCCTTTACCAAGCTCATTGATTTCCATGATCGAAACACCGTAGAACTCAGGGATACCTGCGCTGTTGTAGATAGAAGTTCTCATATCTTCTGGAGCAGCAAGATCGGTGACGATTGCACCGCCAGCACCACCACCTCTGGTGTTGATTGGATTGTAAGCCATTGCACGAAGCTCTTGAACAACTTCTGGAGAAACAATGATGTCAGTCAAACCGCGACCTTGGCGAGCTTCTGGAGTACCACCAAGCCATGAGGTATTGATTCTCTTGGCAAGAGTGAAGAGTTCGTTAAGATCTGCAAGCAAGAAGCGACCATTGGTATTAGCACGTTGAACGTGTTTCTTACCATTAGTTGTAGCACCAGCAAGTGAACCTAAAAGAAGGTTAGCAGAAGTCTTCTCTTGTTTGAAGAGAATTTCTTGTGCAAGACGAGTAAAGGTCTTGCTGATAACATCCATACGGCTCTTAGCAGCATAGCGCTTGTCAAAGCTCAATGCGGAATCAAGAGTATAGGTGTGGATCTTCATTTCAGAAACAGTTGGTAAAACTTGGTTCTGAGGAAGACCACCAGCTGCGCTTTGGCTATATACAGTGATATAGTCTTCAGCAGCTACGTCGTAGTATAAATCGAGCGGAATGCTTGGATTGTCATCAGCGTTGAATTGAAGTGGAGTGAACAAGTTGCTCAAGGTAGGAGCGTTGTTGATAACTTCAGCTAAAACTGGACCGATGAATTCAGCAAGAGCGACTTGAGCTTCCATCGCAACAGCGCGATTTCTTGAAGCCATAGCTTTGATTAACTCGATTTGTTCAGGAGTTCTTTTTAAAGTAATTTTCATATTTAAATTTTTCTAGGTTAGATTAGAGTCCAAGACCGATGATTGCATAGCTTCCTGAGAGTGGATCAACAAGGTTAGCAGTTGAAGCAGTATAGGTGCGTGAACCAGTAGCGATAATAAGAGCGACTCTTGTTGGATCGGTAATCAAACAACCAGTTAGCTTACCGCTAACGCCCGATGGAAGCTTGAGTCCACCACCAGGTGCGCCAATTGTTCCCGCAAATGCAGAATCATCAAGTGTGAAAATACCGCGAGTAGCAACTGGAACTGCTTGACCTGGAAGCATACACATAAGCTCTTCAGCTTTTTGTGGGTAGTAAAGAAGTTTCTCACCGTTTTCGTCATTCTTTGCAGTTTGGCGAAGAGTCATACCGATAAGTGCATCACCTGAAGTAGCAGGTTTAAGACTGATGCTAACTCTTGGGTATTGGTTGGCTCCAACGTATGGATAATTTGTCTTACCAAGATATGATGCATAAGCATTATCATAAGTAATGGTGTCCACGTTTAAGTTTCCGCTTTCAATAGTAACGAAAACGCCAGCGTCTCCGTAGCTAGTAGCGCTGCTATCGGTAACTGATTCGTTAACAAATCCAGTTCCAAGAGCGAACATGTTGATAACGTCAGTTTCGTTATATTGTCTGAATGGTAATGTTCTAAGTGACATAATATTAGTTTATAGATTGTTTAGGAAATAATGATGTTTTTGCGATCAAATGCACTAGCGAATTTTTCTCTAAGCGATTTGACTTCTTTTGAAGATTCTTCGTTTGAATTAGGAAGTCCACTTTCGGAAGCTTGAGCTTTTTCAAGAGCTTCTTCAGCGAGTTCCTTGTCGGTTTTGGTTTCTGAAGCAGTGGAAACAGAAGCGAGCTTCTTAGCAACTTCCGCATCAATTCTGTCTTGGATATTCTTTTCGTAAGAAGCCTTAACTTCTTTATTCTTGTGTTTCCACATGATTGAAAGCTTATCTTGATAAGAAGCAAAAGCTTCATCAGAAAAATCGAGAGACTTGAGTTCATCGAGAAGAACTTTGCGATCTTGGTCATCAAGATCGTAGCTATTATCGATAACTTCCATTCTAGCGTTGAAGCAAGCAATAGCTTCTTCTTGCTTTTTGAAATTTTCGAATTCTGCAATGCGCTGTGAAGCTTGGCCAATATCAGCTTGTAGTTTTTCAACTGAAGCTTTTAGCTCTTCACGGTCTTTAATTGCAGCAGCTGCTTCTTCTTCAGCTTTGGTTAGAGATGCACGATATTCGATATCTTTTTGTTTGATAGCTTCGGCAAATGTACTAGTCATGTTGGCGACAGCTTCTTCAGAGAATTTTTTCTCCACAAGAAGATCTTTAAGTTCAGAGAGGACTTCTTCAATATCCATAATAGTTTCTTTTTTGTGTTTTACATTCGCTAACTGTATTTGGGAAATAGATGATTCAGTTTTTTTATTATAATCTTTCTTTTTTATATCAAAAAATGTTTTTTTGTCTCTTTTGTCTTTGATTTCCACCATAGACGAAGATTCATTGTCAGAATATAAACCTTTTACATCAGCTGCTGGATTTGTTGTGAAACCTATTCCCAATGGATAAATTTCTCCAGTTAATAAACGATATACATGACTGCCATCATCAAGTTTACCAGCGCCACCATAAGCTTTAAGCTTTCTGCGCATTTCTTCAAAGTGTTTTGGATTACTGATAATCTCAGCGTCTTTTAAATCAGCGCCTCCAACAGCTATCACGAACTCACTGAAACCAACTTCCCAACTAGTAGATATTGATTGATAAAGAGAGTCTTGAGGATCTACTGATCTTTCTATAAGCTTGGCAAATTCTTTGTTTGCGTATTTATAAACAACAGCGCCCAAAGCAATGTTGTAAGGATCTTTTTTAGCTAAAGCTTCTTCAATTTCAATCAAAGAATTTGTTCCATACTCACTAAAACCAGCGCTTACGATATGGCCAACGACTTTGCCTTTATCATGTTCGATATTAGTCGGCTTGTGCAAAAAGTTTTTAATTACTCTTGCAGCTGTTGCCGAATCCATTCCATCATCATTTTTATTAAACTTGTTGACTATCGCCGCATTAAAAGCAACACCAATCAAATCTATATTCTCAGAGAAGTCTATATCTTGAGGAAGCAATGGTTTTAAGTTTTCAAGCGAAGCTTTCGACATAAAAGATTCATCACCTTTAACACACGATATCAAAGATGATTCGAATTTAGTAGTGTATTTATACTTCATTGATTTTTTGGGAGTGATATAACAACGCTGCTGAATAATCATCTTCAATCTGATGTTCAGAAGCTATTTCTAGAACTTCTGGGATTGTTGATAAAGAGGCTATTTCGTCAAAGTTGTTTACACAAGAAGATGCCGTAGCTTCCCAACAATTTAATTCTTTAGAAACAGCTATAGAATGAGACAACTGTTCAAGCATTTCATGCTGTTGGTTATTTAACTTTTTCAACTTTAACTTACTCTTCAGTTCTTTTTCCATACTGGCTTTAACAGCTTCAATATTCTTGATTACTGCTTGAATATTTTTTATAGAAAAATTGGCTTTTGTAATTGGTATGCCAGTTGTTCCTTCTGGTCTTCCTGCAACCTTGTTTGTTTGATTGATCGTCGCCTTGTTAGCATTTGGATCTTTCGGCGGTGGAATAACAGGAACACCACCAACAATTGGATTATAATAGCCATCTTCTCTTTCCTTGACGAATCCTTCTTGAGCAGGAGCAATGTCTTCGGCTTTTGGAAACTGTCCAGTATGGAACATTTCCATTCCTTGCTGCGGAGTAATGATTCCAAGCTCCATAAGGCGTGTAGAAACGCGCATAAGCTGGGTTTGATCTCTGATATCAATATCTCTGAAGTGAGCCGTAGGAGAGTTCTTTAAGCCCATATCCTTGGCTATTCTACGAATCTCAGGCTGCAAGAAATCATTCAAGAATGCGTTTCTCGCTTCTTTTAATCTATCGATAAAAATTTGAGCTTTTACTTCAGTAGCGCTATACTTTTCCTCACCAACAACAATATTCTGAAGACCTTGCTTGATATCCTCATTCAAGACTTTATATTTATCGGGACCAAGAACCTTATTCAATTCTGGAATTACAAACTCTGCTTTTGTGGTATAATCAGAAATCAAAACTCTTCCAACGCTTTCGTTTTTGAACAAACCTTGCATCGCCAATAAGTTATTTTGATTAATGCCTCCCTTGTCTGGTTCGGCTCCCATCGTAATCAAAAGAATAACGTTTTCGACTGTTCTTGTAATAGCCTGATCCATTTTCTTCAATTCCATTTTAGCATTGATATCTTCAAGCACTGGATAACCGAATGGAACGGCAAATGGTTCGTAATCTTGCTTTTTATAAAATGAATATGTGAGTTTCAGGGGATCAAGTTCAATTTTTAAACCATCAGAATAATAAGCACCATTCTTAATGTCTTTTTTCACTTCTGAAGGAAGACCTTCTAAGATATCTTTATCTTCTTGGGTGATTGGATTTTGCAAACGAGCCAATTCATACTCAGAAAGAATTTTTTCATAAGCTCCAGTATTAAAGGTCGAACCTCTTTTAGCGACTACATCAAATGGATTTAATAAAATATACTTAACTGGAATTTTATTCACCATAGATGTGATATCTCCAATTTGTCGCATCACTTTAGTGTAGTCATCGACTTGGAATTTACCATCTACTCTATAAAGGAAAATATTACCACTGCGATAATACTCACGGAAGTATTGATCTTTTAAATTCCACAGCTTAATTTTCTTAAACCATTCTGTGAAAAAGTCTCTGCTTTTTTGAGATCCACCTTCAAAATAAATTTCAGTATTGGCAAACTCTGCCATGATATCAATAGCGTTTCTGAATATAGCAATATTAGCATAAGCTTTTTGGCAAAGCTCAATAGCTTCTCGCACATTGACTCCATCCATTGCATAACTATATGGCAACAGTCCATTTCGGATGCTGCTGAATCTATCGATAGTTCTGTTCAATGCAGATCTATTGATTCTACTGCCGCTTGGTTCGTTATTGTTTAATCGTCCGTAAGAAGCCTTGGATACGCTGTGTTTAGTAGATGCATCTGAAACATAAAAAGGCTCGCCGCATAACTCTGGTTGATAATCATTTTGCGCAGTTGGGCCAACAGGGTTAAACTTGCTTTGACTGATCTGATTCCAGTATTCAGATTTTTTTTCGTATTTACGTTTCGATGATTCCATGTACTTATTTTACACCAAAAGTCGAAAAGTTAACTTTAAAAGTTAATGAATAAACATTGGAACAAATGTAGATTGCACAGTTTCTTGCGGTGTAGACATCATATCATAATATACATTCATCATCCAATTGCCCAACACAAGAGCGGAGTAAGAGTCTTTTCTTGCTTTGTCAGCTCCTCTTTGCTTTTTAAGATTAAGCGGCAAATCAAAACTTTGAGTTCCTTGTGTTGAACTGGATACTTGAATTAAGGCGCATTGAACTTTAATCGTATCAACACTGTCTTTAAGATGCTCAATAAAGTCGATCATTTTTGCTCCTTCATTTTTTTCATCGTCAATACGCAAGAATTTTAAATCAGCAATGGGAATGTTTGCTGTTTTTTGTCGAGTGAAGTCATCGTTCATAGCCATGCTTGCAAACCATATGTTTCTATGATCAAATGCTGACTGCAACAACTCATTCGCATATCTTATCCAAAAAGAACTTGGCTTTCTTAAAAATACGATTCTTTTGGATTCTAAATTATATTGATTTCTAGCATCGCGCAAGGATTTTTCATATTCTTGAGTGTTGTCTAAATCAGCATCAAAACATTCTAATTTAAAATTGTTCTTTTTGAATAATTCACTTTCGTTGCAAGAATTTAGAAACTGCACTCCACCATTATAGTCTCCTACAACAGCAACCACATTAAATGATGTCATCAAGTAGTAGAAATACTCAATGTGCTTTTTCAAGTTGGTGCCAGACAAAGCATACGAGTGAACCACGATGCCTGTTCTTTGATTTGGCTGTAGTTTGATAACTTGCATAGCGAAATCATCAGAACCATCACTTTCAGACCACGATGGGTCAAACGATACAATGTATTTTGCTTTAGAATCCCCTATTACTTCGACACACTGCCCTTCTCCGTCTGGAACAGTGCATTGAGCCATCTTGCTTACCTTGAAGTATCCAGAGCTATCGTCTGTGAACACAGAGCCGAATTCTCGCTCGAACTGTGCAACACTCATGGTAGCTTTTGATTGGTCTAGAAGGTTGGCATCGTAAAGCTGCTCTGGAGCGCAATCATAACTTAAGTGCATAATAACTCTATGAGCTTTATCTTTTTGATCGGGATTCATAATCAAGTTTTCATACTGCAAATAAAGCTTGTATAAATACTCGAATCGATAACTTGCCGAAGACAGTCCAATGATTTTGTTGTGAGGCCAAATATGACGCTCAGATTCTTCCATTTTGCCTTCTTGTATCATCTTGGTTTCTAAATCATAAACTTGTTGTCTTTCAGTAGGATTTTCTACAACAGCCAAGAACGGTAAAATAACTTCGTTGAGAATCTTTTCTGGCATCAATAAAAGCTCATCGATAATCATTCTTTGGAAACGGAAACCACGAAGTTTTTCACCATCACCAAGAGGCAGTGCTGTGATTTTACTTCTTCCAATTTCCATAACCCATTCATCATTGCTTTTAGAAACTCTTGTAATACACTGAGATAATAATGCAGCTTTGGGACTTCTAGAAATATCTTCGATCTTTCTGAAAATCATCTTTGACTGTCTAAATGATTTACTAATAATCCCAATGTGAACACCCTGATTAAATATTGCATCTAGAATAGCAAACACAGCTGTTGAGAATGATTTGGAAAGACCTCGCGAATTATGGTGAACAAAACCGTTTCCAACATAACACTCTTCATTTTCTACAGTGATATCGACAGATTTAACTAAGCAAGAGTCAATCGATTTAATCTCAGAAAAAATTACATTTTCTTTCTTTATATCTTTTATGATACTCTCTGTTTCGAGAGATAAATTTTTTAAAATATTTAATTCATTTTGAGAAAAGCTTTTGCCCCAAGATCCTTTTCGGCCTGTTAATTTTTCTCTTGACCCATCTTTCTTTAATATTTCTGAGAAATTTGGAATTAAATTATTTTGATAGTTTCTAGTTTTAGATCTATTAATAATTTTTTCTAAATTGTGTTTTTTATGAGGAACTATGAAGTCTATTGAGTTTTTAAATTCGGTAAGAGATTTTTCATCATTTGATATCACTAAATCATAATATGGAACGCCTTTATGCTCTCCCGATTTGCGAAGGAAAGATTGAACTCCCATGTTATTTAAAATCATTTTTATCTGACGTAGCAATTCAATAGAAGTATTTTTGATACCCACTTTACTATTCTTATCAAGATAGGAAGCATAACCATCAGCATCGAAAACCCCACCAATCAATGCGCAAAGTTCATTTCTAGAACATTGAAGTAAACCATCACATATAACTTTATCTTTAGATTTTAAAGACATGTTCCATCCTATTTGTTCTAACCACTTAGATAGTTTTCGATTAAATATTGAATACTCATAAAAGCTTAAATTTTTAGTTCGCTGACGAGCATAACTTTTAAATTCATTATCGCGAATGAATTTTAAACACATCTCTTGGACTTCATAACTTTCTGAGCAATAATGCACTCCATCTTGATTTACCCATCCATCGCCCAATACATAACCTAATAAATAAAATAAATAAGGAGATCTTTTGATTTCCGAGCCATTGGTGATATCTTTATTTCCCCATACCTCAGTTTTTATTTTAATTGGCAAATGATCTCCAATTGACAGATCTTGTATATTTTTAAATTCAAAATTTCCATTGTTATAAGCAAGAACCTTATGTCCAATTTTAGCTTTAAAAGAATCGCCAGATTTTAAATGAATACTTAATCCCTGTTCTTTTGGATTAAACTTTTTATCTAAAACTAAATTAATATTATTTCTAGATCTGACAGATTCTCCGACGTTAATATCTTTGATCTTTTTAAATCCTTCGCTAGATAAAACGTATTCATTTTCCTCCAAACACCAAATGCCTAAAAAGTAATCCGTTTCCATCATAGACTTGATTGCTATATGTTGGAACGGGAATAAACTAACTCCAGTGATTAATTCGGTGGCAAAAGATGGATTCTCTCGCAAGAATTTATATAAAAGAACCTTTGCTTTTTTCTCTTCTATAAAACCTTTGCAATCAAGAATTTCTTTATTTACATTGTTGAATTTTTTATTTAATTTCTGCGATCCTTCTTGCCAACTCATTTGGAACCCCTTTCGTAATAATCCATAACCTTGTTATCTAAGAAATACTGTATGTCAGTATTCCACAACTCTTTTCCGCAAACCAATAGTTTTGGAATTAGTATTTGACTATTCCCTCTACTTCCGCTAAAAACAAATTGGCAACAGTCTCTATATTCGTGTTGCAGTTCTTTCATCACATGAAAGGCATAATCAAGATTATATCTCTTTGGTGAGTGAGCATTTCTTTCTGACATTCGATATAAATCGCATTCAGTGACAATAAACAAATAAGATCCAAGATCTCTACATCTTTGAAGTTCTCTACTGAATCTTTTGTAGCCGACTGTCATGGTAGAACAAAAATCAGCGAATGATTTTCTGTCTACATAAGTATAATTATAATCGTCACCGCTTACGGCATAATCTCCGACATCTAATTTAAGACTCTTGGAGTTTTTAAACTCTAACGGCTGCTGTTCTCTTGTGTCTACATATATCTGCACATCGCGGCAATCATTATGAAATGCTTGTGGCAAATTAGCGGGGAACATAGGTTCCACATCACATAGTTTACAAACTTTTGAATAGCTTCCGAAAACTTCTTTATAAATATGCATAGAAGGCAAGCTGGAAGTGAAAAGCTCAATAGTGTTCGGGCCATATATTAATTGTTTCTTTTTTATTCTTTTTTTCAAGCAAGAAATTATATAAGGCTCAACTTCTTCAATGGGAGCCGTTTCACACCACTCGATTAATTGTTTATATGTAGTGAAATCTCTTTCAAAGTAGTCTTCATAATTTTTGAATTGCAGTAAGCATCCAGTTAACTTGTTTTTTCTTTGAAAATGCTTTACATAGTAATCCCCAAGCATCATATCGTGTTTTTTGATATGAGCATGTAGGCTTTTTAACAGAGGAAATGATTCCTCGCACTCTTTACAATCAAATGACATCTTCTTGTGAAATTCCTAGTATTCTGCTTTTCCATTCAGCCATTCCCTCTAAGCGATGAGCTTCCTCTTTGATAAGAGCTTTCTGCATCTCCGCGATATTAACCATGTTGATTCTCTCTTCTTCGTCTTGAAAGGATTGAACCAAAGAAAGAATTGATGCATTTTCTTTGTGTCTACTTTTCATACGTTCAGAGCGATCACCCTGAAGCTTTTTAGTAAGATTTTCAATTCGAGTTTCGCACTGATGGTATTCAGAACTTTTTGCTTTAATAATCTCAGATAGGCGCACGCTCATTTCTTCTTGATCATTTGTAATGTCAAAAATATCATTAAGTTTATTCAAGTGTTTGCTAACGACTTCCAAATTAACAATTTCCTTGCACACGTTCATGTACAAGTTAATTTCATCAGCAGTTAAATCAGGCTTGTCCCAAGTAAGACGGATGAATTCATGCTCGAACAATCCCCTATCTTCTTTAGATGTATAATTATTTACAATTTTTAAAAATCTTGAATTATTTAAATTGATACCCAACCTATCTACACATACCTTATGTTGCCTATTAATCTTCTCATCCTGCAATTCACTGCCAGTTGCATCGTTGATCTTCTTGACGATTCGGCTCGTCGATTTCGGCGCTACATAACTGTTTAATCCAACATCACTATCCTGTGATGGGGAATAATCTGGGTTAATTTCATTAATGACGCTAAAGACAGCTCTTTGCTCAAGCGACAACGGTTTTATTTCCTTGTCAGGAAATAAAATTTCTGCAATGCGCAAAGAAGAAGATCCTCCGTTGGCATGTTCGACAATGAAATCCTTTTGCTGCTTGGTAAACTCGATTCCTTCTTTTTTTACGCGAGTTGACGTTTTGAACTTCAAGCCAGCTTCAATCATATAAGATCTAATCAGTCTTCCTTCTTTGCTTCTACCGTCGATATCTTGGTTGTCGAAAACAATTCGGGTAATATCGTTAAGATCTGTTGTTTTTCGATATGTATCTTTGATTTTTTGTTTTTGTTCTTCAGTTAAAGTCATAAAATTATATCGTATTCATTAATAATGTTTTCGGCTTTTTCCTTTAACATTTTTTTCAAATTCTTTATCTGCTTGTAACCAGCTTTGCGATTCTTTTCATTGCTTTTATAGCCCATAAACTTAGCGACTTCTTCTTCGCTTTTATGTTCGAAGAACAGCATGATATAAACTGTGTAGTGAGGTTCGGAAAGTTGCTTCTTTAAAAGATCGTTTAATTTTAAAACAGAATCACAGAAATCTATGCCCGAATCATGTTTCTGATTAACCTCTTGAGTATGATTCTCCATTGGAAGTGGAAGCTTGATACCATAGCCAGATTGTTTTCGCTTGGTCCATTTGGCGTATACAGCACAAGAGGAGTTTTGAATACCATTGCTGGTGGCAGCGCATAGATTATCTCCCATATTAAACTTGCACTTCATGCACGGCTTAACGTAGTTGGTATAGTTGTTGCGTATGGTATTTTTGATTTGATTGGAAGCTATTCGAGCAGCCCAAGGCTCCAATGGCTTTGTTTGATCCCACATGCTCCACTTGTTATAAATGTGGATCTTAATGTTCTGAGATACATCGTCAAAATCAAACCAATTAATAGCTTTTAACTGCCATTTTTTTTTAAATTTTTGAACTACCAAATCAATGATATCGGAACAATCCTCGTATGTTTTTAAATTATTCTCCACGACGGGTTTTTTGATTTACGAAATCGTCAACGCTGGCAGCTGATCTGCGGCGTGTTGTTTTGGGAGCTTCAGAGCCTTGGCCAAAAATAGATCCTAAAGAAAAGGAGTTATATTCAGATTCATGCTCGATCTCGAATTGAAATTTATTAATTTGAGGAACATGTTCCGCGCTAGAGTTTTCTGGGTCAGAATCATCATCATCATAATCATCATCATTGCTCGACAAACGAGCTTTGGATACAGCCTTTGGTTTTTCTAACATTGCCGCCATTGCATTTCCGCAACTCGAACAGAACTTAGGCTTGGAATAATTATATGTATGTTTTGAACCGCAGTTAGGACAAAAAATAGAAATCATACTATTATAATGTCTTTAAATGGTTGTTTTTCCAGTTAATTTTTCCGACGAAAAGACAAGGCCACCACCTGTTATAATTTAGCATCCGCTGCGTGCGTTGTGGTAGCCTTGTCTATATTTATTTACACTGTAGCTCCGATTTTTTCCAATTTAGACACTAAAAACTTAAGAATTTCACTGCGAACAATATCTTCGTGAGAGAATGAGAATGTTTGCACTCCTTTGTCTTTGCTTTCTTTATCATTAAACAGATCAAACATGTTTTTAAAGCCAGAGCGATGACCGATATCACTTTGCATAATATCTCCACACATAATAAGCTTGGTGCCTTCGCCAACTCTTGTGATCAAAGTGGTTAATTCTTTCAAAGTAAAGTTTTGGCATTCATCTGCCACAACAATTTTGTCTGTCCAGCTTGCGCCGCGCAAAAAGTTAATTGGCACAGCACTGATCATTTCTTGCTTCTTTAACCAAGCAACATCTTGCGGCTGTACAATCTCTTCGAGTTTGTCGTATAAAGGCATCAAGAACGGATCGAACTTTTCGGCAATATCACCTGGCAAACTTCCCAAACCTTTGTCAGCACTTTCGGCAATGCTTCGAACATATAGAAGTTCTTTTTCACGATCCGCCGCCATGAGTTGAATCGCGGCATAAATCGCCATGTAAGTTTTAGATGATCCTGCTGGTCCAGAAACAAAAACAATAGAATTGTCTGGATTGAGTATGATATTTAAGAATCGAACTTGCTTGTCTGTAAATTTGAATTTGCGAGGTCTTGTTCGGATCTTATGTTCTAATTGAGGGTGGAACTCAAGAGAACCCGACTTGTCGAGTTTTTTCTTTGCCATTCATTTATATTTACACTGTATAATTATAGAATTACCTCGCGCAATGAAATATCTCCTGCCAAAATCGAATTTTCTGATATCGATAGATTTTGAGACACAATGCGCGAATTTGACGACATAGATAAGTTCGGCGTAAAGACGCTTGTTCCCAAATCGTTTTTCACATCTATATTTATCGTATCTCCATATCCACTGTAAGCAATAAAATTACCTATGTTTGTGGCTTTGATGCTTACTTCTTTTTCCACACCGTCTAAAAACATATTAGTTGATTTGCTCTGCCCCAAAACAAATGTGGGTGTTCGCGCACAACTTACTCGATAAGAAATAGATTCATAATTCTGATCCGACAACAATGTTCCATTGCTAACAACGGTGTTGTATCCATGTGCTAAAAATCCATTTAATTCTCCAGTGTTTGGCGCACCAGCTGCCGCCGCAAAAGCTTGATTGACGATCATGTTGGTGCTGGTGAATTCCGCACTCACAATCACAGGCGCAAACGGAGCAATTTCCACAGATGCGCTGTTGCAGAAACAACCAGAAAACTCTGAATTGCCGATTCTAATAGAACTAGAACCAGTGCCTGTGAGATAGTTCAACAATATGTCTGCGGCATTGTATGATGCTTTATTACACGCGACAAAACTAAAGGATATTTTTGCCGCAAGAGGTCCATTAATTCGGAAGTTGTTGTTTTGATTTGGGGCAAGAATGCGCGATGGCTCTAAAGATGCAGCGTATGAAACGGTTGCAGAGTTGGCT